AGCTCTACCGATTTGATGCTGAACATTCCCCGCAGCTGCACCTAATGCTGCACCACCCAGACCACCAACAATCTGACCAGTTTGCTGTGCTTCTAGTCTTTCTGTTTCTTCTTGAGCAGCTTTAAGTAGCAGTGCCTCTTCTAGTGACAGCATCTATCTTGTCAGTAACATTATTACTAGTTTAACTAATGAAGATAAGGTCTTCTTCGATAAACTGTTCCCAGTTAACACGTGGGATGTTTTCTAATTGCTTGAGATTGTTGAAGCGCTCACCAGATAGCGACATTCGCAATTCAACGATACGCTTTGCAGTTGCGTAACCTACACCTGGAAGACGTTTTGCAATCTGTTCTGCAGGTGCTGTATTCAAATTCAGACGAATGTCTTCAATAAGTACAACTCTTTCGGGAAGCTTTTCTTCGGGTTCGGGCTGAACTTGTGGAGCCGCAACTTTAGATAGACGGCCTTTTTCTTTGTCGTAGGGGACGAGTGATTCAAGATTCACATAGGTAATGTTTCCACCTGCATCACGCACCATTGCATATTCTTTGTCGTGCTTATTGATGAACTCAACCAGCTTGCCGGTGTTTCTATCTTGGAATAAATTGCTCATTTGTATGGTGACTACACTACCCCATTATAGGCACAAAAAAAGACCCCCAAGTTGGGGGCCTAGTTATTAACGAAAGGATCAATAACCTTGACCAGCTTCAGTCCTGTAAGGGAGTGAGACGGAATCAGAGTCAGGTGCGTCAGCAGTGGTGTACCAGCAGACTTCGACGAGTACAGCAGCTTGGCTGGACTTGTCAACGATCGTCAGATCACCAGAGTAAGCAGCGGTGATGGCGGCAGCAGAACTCTCGGAGGAGACGGTTGCGAAGCCATCAAATGCTGTGGCGGCACCAGCAGCGGCAAATTCACCACCCACGGCAGCCAAAGTAGCTTCCAAACCGGCAGTCGTCAGACCCTCAACCTTGACGGTTTGAGTGCCGGAGGCTTTCAGGTTAACGGTAGAGATTGCTGTGCGGTACACAGTTGCACCTGCAGGGACAGTCAACACCTTGTTCAGGCGAGGCTTGTCATCTTGACGCAGGTCGGGGGACTGAATTTCAACAGTCAATGTTCCACCACCGGTATCATCGGAGGTGATAATTGCAGCACCAATGGCTTGATAGAACTCAATGCCAGGGATAGCTTCTACGCCTTGATCGCGATATGCGTTCAAAGCTGCTACATAGTTACCGGGAAAAATTGTAGACATAGTTAGTTAACTCCTATCAATATACGAAAGAGTAACCAACCGTGATGAAGTCCTTATTAAGTACTTCAAAACCGGCGAACAAGCTCCAGATCATGATGATGAAACGACTGAAGTCGTCGTTGTTGTTCAACAAGATTTGAGCGTTGTTACCACCAATACCCACGCCTACAGCTTGAGGGCCGAAGAAAACGAGCTGTGATGCTGTGTAATCAGCAGCGCCAGAGGCTTTATCGGTAACCACGAGGTTGTAAGAAGTCTCGGGCAGGTTGGTGGACTCGAACCAACGGACACCCTCAAAGAGGAAGCCAGTAGGCATGACGGGTTGACCGGCAACAAAGCCAGCTTGTCCGTATGCAGGACCCATGCCTTGGTAGAAGTTGGCGTTGGGAGCCTGGTTAGGTTGCATCGGATTGATCATTCCGCTGCCGGGGTACCGGGCAATTTCACGGAAGTCAGAGTTCTGACGCAGGTGCATCATCGCGGTTGGATCCACGATGCAGCGGTAGTAACCATCAGCGAAGGTAGGGACGTTGCGCTTACGCATGTCCTTAACAACTTCAAGGAGGTCAGTTGTGACATCAAACTTGGCAGATTCGCCTTCGGCATAAGTAACGCCGAGGGTTCCACCTGAACCACCCTTGGCTTTGCCGCCTGGGAGGTAGTAGCCACCTTGCTCTTTATCAGCGGCACCGTTTGCTTCTGCTTTCAGCAGTTCGTTTGCAAACACGCGGTCACGCCAGCGACGGTAGTCATCAAGCAGCGTCAGGCTACCGATGGACTGGTGGAACACGTTGAGGTTGCCAGTGTCAAGAAGAAGACGCTGTGCAGTAATCAGGGTTTCGCGTGCAACTTTGAAGGTAGAAGGCTGTGCACTGTCGCGGGTATCGGCGGGGCCGGTGTACTCACGCAGGGTCACGAGGACCTTGTCCTTAACAATGTTGCGGGCTGAAGCGGTACCGAGGGTTTGATCGGCTGTCCGCTCGCGGGACTCCTTGGTTCCAGGCTTACCCCAGAAGCGGTAACGATCAAGCTGCACGGTTTGACCAGGCTGCTTTGAAAAATCGTGTACAACTACGGGCTCAACTGCCATCTCAATGATGTAGGCAGGATGAGGACGGTAAAGTTCTGCACCAAGAAGCTTCGGAAAATCATTATCAATCCACATGGATTAATACTCCGTAAGCTAAAAAGGTATAAGTGACATCGACATTGCCACATAGTTAAATAGTACTAGTAATTGCTATACTTTTAAGTGAGTACCCAAGAATACTTGGTAATAATAAAATGGAATTTATTGATAGTAATGAATGGATACCTGTGCACACTTTGCCAGGATACGAGTGCTGTATTGAGTACTACATAAACAAAAAAGGTGACGTCAAAAGTACTAAAGGTACTGTCGAACGATTACTAAAACAGAAAATTAGCAAGACTGGCTATCCAGTTGTTAACTTGACGCAAAGGATTGGACGGAAGCAATTAGTGACTGTACCTATTCATGCACTTGTAGCCTTTGCATTCCTAGGCACACCTCCAACTCCATACGGTAGAAAACGTGGTTGTTCTGTCATCACACACGTAGATGGGAACAAAACAAACAACTGCGCATCTAATTTACGTTGGAAGAAACGTGCTGAATAAATAATTGTCTAAAATAGTAGAAGGTATTTAATGTAATCTAATGGCTGATAAGCTTACGTATAAAGGTGGTGCCAGGGTTGTAGGTAATTCAGGCACTGCAAAGCTTGTACTTCCAGCTGGTGGTGGTGACTTCCATCGTGTCCCTAAATGGTGGGGCAAGAAAGGAACTGTCTCCTATGTAGAAGCAGCTATTTTTAAAGTCCCTCTAGATAACGGATCAACCGTCCGCTTGGTTCTACCAGATGTGAAATCTCACATGACTGTAGAAATTAGGCACGATGGTGCAGGGAACTTCACCTTCCCTAATGAAGGCCATCTTGAGCGAGCTGCCGTTACTACCGTCGATAGTCTTGCTGTGCTGGTGGAGTATCAATTCTCAAAAATCTCTGGTGGAGCTGTACTGAAACGAAGCATTAGCGCATTGCCTGATGCCCCAGCTAATGAGAATACGTTTGAAGGCCGACTGGCCGCTGCTGAATACACTTATAACGTTACGGTTGTCAATCCTGGTTCGGGCAACGTTTATGCCCTTAACGGAACGAATCAGCTTCCAGTCAATTTGACTTTGAACGAAACTGTAGCATTTGATTTCAGTGCAGTGGCAGGTAATCACCCTCTGGGAATCTTCACTGATGCTTCTAAATCACAACCTGTGAACAATGGCGTTGAACTTGGCGGAGCAGGTAACGCCATTCTGCTCTTCACGCCAGCAGCAATCGGGACATTCAGCTATCAGTGCATCAACCATCCAAACATGGGCGGAGACATCACAGTTAACTAATTAGATACTTCCGCTCATTAGCGGATAGAGTATTAGATGAAATTAATTCACCACTGACTGTCATACGCACGTTGTATGGCAGTCTTTTTGTATTACGGGCATGGAAGCCTAAGTAGAAAAACCCTTTAAGTGGAACGTACATCGTGTCGTAGTCATACGGCTGACGGTCAGGTGTGTACAGCCTCACATCAAACCAGGCATCGATATACCTATTACCTGTCTTGAGGTTTTCAAGATCGATCTTTACTACACCATTAGGAACGAAGTCGATCTCATTACTAATAACTGCCGGAACAAAAGTATTTACAGTATTCAAATCTAAACTGTAATCTCTAATTGCAGTATCCCAGTACAAATCACTATCATCTATTACGTCATCAAGCACTGCTTCGGTGTAGCCGTCTATAACAATTCCATCGAGAAGGATTCCATTGGCAACATTCAAACTATTCTGAATGTCCAATTGAATTTTTATAAAAATATTCTCGGCTCCAAATAAGCCAACAGAATCTGCATAGCTCTTGACAAAAGGAACCGCAGTTACTCTCTCCTCGCTAGCATTGATGAGGCTATT